ATCGCTACCCCCTACCTCACGAACGGGTCGGCAAAGGGTGGGGGGGGTCATACGCTGACAAACGCGAACTTGCCCTCGTGAACGGCGTTGAACGCGCCGCAGAACGCATCGACCTGATCGTCGAACTTCAGCTCAGGGAATCCCTGCGCCTGATCCAAGAACCTGCCATTCCACGGCGCGCGCCTCAGCGTGACCAGCCCGGCCTCGACAGCTGCCGATGCCGGCTTCGCCCGCTGCACCTTGCTCCCTGCACCACGGATGCTTGCCGCGTACACCGACCACCCAGGCAGAACGTCCCGCCTGTAGTGATCCATGAGGTGCTCACCGACGCTGCCCACGGCTTCCTGCTCGATGTGGATGGCGACGTCGCGCCCATCGGCCTCGGCCGTCTGCCTCACGATCTGTTCGACGCCGAGCGGACGCTCGCGCACCGCCACCACGTCCTCGATCCAGTAGGCGCCGTTATGCAGCGCTAGCAGAACGCCCGCAGTCTCGTCGGCCTTGGCGTGCGCGTGTGCAGCGAGGTCCCAGTATCTCACGCGGACGGCGTCGCTTGGTGCGCGCGTGTCCTCGAGCTTGAACCACTCGCGCTTGAACATGAGCCCGGCCGACTCACGCACGCGCCAGTTGCCCTCGAGAAGACGCATGCGATCGACGTAGCTCAGCGCCGCGAGCTTCGCCCGGTAGCCTGGGTCGGCCTCGAGGAGTGCGGGGTTGTCGGCCAGCGTCGCCGGAATAAACGTGGCCGACAGCACCGACGCGCGCGCGCTCTGCTCGTCGAGTCCGCCTTGCACGGCCTCGGCCACGGCCTCGTCAGGCGTTGAACCCCAGCATGTCGCATCGCCGATGCGGACAAACCATCGGAGCTTCCCGACTCGCTCGGGGATGGGCGTACCCGTGTCCCAGTCTATCCACCACGAGATGAACGCAGCCACCCAGCTATCGGGGTCGGGGTTGCACGTCGCGCGGATGTACGGGCGCACGCCACACGTCGAGCGGTTGCGGCTCACCAAGTACCAGAACACCTGCCCCGTGAAGTGGTTGACCTCGTCCCAGCAGATCAGCGCGTACTGCGCGCCCTGATGCGCGTATCTATCTTGCGCGTGCTCGAGGTGGTTGAACTTTACGCGCGCCCCACTCGGGAACACCCACTCGAGCAGCGCGTCCCGCGCCTTGCCACCGACGAGCGAATACAGCGCACGCGACGTGTCCCAGAGACCGCCAGGAGCGCGGAGCTCGGGCGAGGTTCGGCGGAAGTAGACCGCGCGAAAGCCTGGGTTGTGGATGTGACGGATAGCCTCAAGGAGCAGCGCGTAGCTCTTTCCGCCGCCGGCTGCGCCGCCAAAGATGGCGATGTCTGCCGGTGTGCCGAGGAACAGCGACTGCCGCCCAGGCTGCGGCCCGATGCGCCTGCGGACGGGTGCCGCTGCCGTCGTCATCTGTCGCCTCTCGCGTTGCTCGGCAGCTCCACCACAACGACCTCGTGGCCGATGCTGCCCTCATGTTTGATTCGCTCGACGAAGTCGCCCGAGGCCTTGGCGAGATGCTGCGCAGCGAGCAGCCGGTCCCGCAGCGACGGCTCGCGTATGACGCCTTTCCCGTCGATGAGCTGCATCTGCGGCTCACCGCGAGCTACGCTCGTCCAGAACCGCTGACGCTCCTCGCGCGTAGCGATGAGCGGGTCGCCGCGCTGGCGTTCCTCGATGGCGGCCCTCACCGCCGGATGCGAACTCAGCCTGTAGCCGACGGCCTCGAGCGCATTCCCCTTGCTTTGGTAACCCGCACGCCGAGCCGCCTCCGTGGCATTGCCGACGGCCTCTCCCATGTACGCCTCCACAAACCGCCGCTGCTTTTCGGTGAGCTTCACCGTCGGCGCGGTCGTAGCTGGCTTCGATGGTGCTTGGACTGTCTGCACCTGACGCACCAAGCGCGCGCGCTCCTTCGACAGCTTCACCACGCGATCGATCGCCTTGGTATCGCCCGACTTGGCGCGCTCCTCGAGCGCCTCGATGAGCGCCGCGAGGCGCGCGGCCTCCTCTTCGATGACTTTGTTCGCTTCGTCGTCTCTCATGTCTTGATCCTAGGCCTGCCTCAGCAGGCGTCGCGCGGCGGCGACGTCACCAGACATCACCGCGCGTAACCCATGCAGCGCCACTGCCACCCGCTGCGCCTTGCCCGGCGACGGCGAAGCGCGCGACGCCTCGAGCAGCTGCACCACACCGAGGCGCAGCACGTCGGCTTCGACCAGCGCCTCGATGACCTCGCGCTCATCGGCGTAGCGCGGACGCTCGCTCTCGAGATCGAGCACGATGCGCTCACACCGCGGGCAAGTCGGCCGTGCGCAATCGGCAGCGTGGAGAAGATCGGCCTTGATCTTGACCAGCTCCGGGTCCGCGGCCCGCTGCCACGCGCGCGAGGCCTTCGCCTCCTCGTATTTGCGCAACGTCGCCCTCGCCTCGTCACGCTGCGCCATCACCTCGCGCATCGCGCGCTCGAGCCCGCCCACCTGCGCACGCAACCGGCGCCACTCCGACGGCATCTGCGGGCGGCCCAGCGAGTCCCGCGGCGCCACCTCGGAGACCGGTGCACGCCTGCGCGCGCGGCGCGACTCCACGATGACGGCCTGCCAGCCTGGGAAGCCCAGCTGCACAGGACGCGGGGTAGCGCGGGCGAAGACGCTCACAAGCCTTTCGCCTCCATCCACTCTCCGACAAGGTCCTCGAAATCGTCGAGAGTCAGCACCACGAACGGCGAGCGGCGGTCGTCTTTGATGACGGCGATCGGCCACAGCGGACGCTCGCCACATGCCTCGTGCGCCTGGGCGAGAGCGGCGCGCGGGTTGGGCATCGCGCCCACCTTGGCCTCGACCCAGAAGCCCGGCAGGCCATCGACGTCGGGCACCTCAGCGGCGTTGCGCGCCTGTCCGATCCCGCGCTTCGCTTCGATTTTGAATCGATCACGCCAGCGCGCGGCAAGGTCCCGCTCCCAGGTTGCGCCTTTCCTCCTCGACCTCGCGCCCATCACCCGCTCCTGTGCTCAGTGTCGTGCCCCGCAGTCAAACGCGCGAGCCTCGTCCCGTAGTCGTGCCGCAGCTTCTGTTCCTCGATCAGCAGCTCGCGAGCCTCCTCTGCGTCGGCGCGCGCAGCTTCGAGGTGGCCCTCGAGCGCCCGCACTTGGGCGAGCACGTCGCGCACACCGTCCACGAGCGACTGTCCAGACGCGCAGCCGAGAAGCGCGCGCGCGGTGGACAGATACAGAACATCGTCGGCCTTGGTCGTCACCTCTTCACCTCGTCGGCCACCGGCCGTTCCTTCGATCTAGTATGCCTGCAGACGCGACAGATTGCGTCGCGTGTGAACGTGACGTGCTTCGCGCACCGAACGCACGTCACGAGCTCGTGCGTCGGGTTGATCGGCTGATCAGTCAGCGTTTCCCCGTGCGCCACTGCCGCAGCTCCTCCCGCGCCCGCTCGAGCTGCGCCCGCAGTTCCACCAGCCGGCCCGCGTCCGTGTCAGCCACGAGCCGGTGGAGGCGTCGCACCTCTGCGCGCAAGACGCGCAGCTCCTCCACCGCTTGTGCGCGCTTGGCACGCTCGCGCTCGAGAGCGCGCTCGGCACGCCGTAACCGCTGCGCCCACGTCGAATGCAGCGGTCGGCCACGCCTACCGGCGGCGGTGGTGTCTGGTGCGGGCGCGGTGGTCGTCACGGGCGAACCTCTCCAGTGCCGCTAGAACGGCAGCTCCTCGTCCTCCCACTGATCGTCTCGCTTCGGCGTGCTGCTCGGTGCTGCCTTCGGGCTCGGGCGGGCCGGGCTCGAGCTCGGCGCCGCCTGCGGAGGGCGGTCGGCGCCGTCCTTCGCGCCGAGAAACACCACCTTGTCGGCGGCCACCTCGAGCGCGGTCTTCGTCGCGCCGTCATTGCCTTGGTACTCACGCGCCGTCAGTCGACCTTGGACGAGCACCTGCCGGCCCTTTTGGAGGTACTGCCCGCAGTGCTCGGCCTGCTTGCCCCACACGCTCACGGCGAACCACTGCGTGACGTCCTGCCAAGTGCCGTCCTTCTTCGCCTTGTCCGTCACCGCCACGCGGAGCCGGCACACCTGCTTGCCGTCCTCCATGAACTTGATCTCGGGGTCCGCCCCAAGGTTCCCGACCACCGTTGCCTGCGCCATTCCTGCCATCACTGCCTCTCTTTCTGTCCCCACCTAGTGGGGTCTGTGTCCCCACCAGGTAGGGACACTGTTTTCCGCTTCATTCACAAGCACTTGCGATTGCTGCTGTGCGTCTGTCCCCACCTGTCCCCACCTGTTTGGGCAACTTTTCACACACCCTTTTTCTCTCCATAGAAATGTTGGTGAATTTAGTAGGGACAGGTGGGGACAACGTCGTCACTCAGGTGGGGACACAGGTGGGGACACAGGTGGGGACACGCGCGAGGTAGGGACAGGCACCGGCTCATAGACGTACTGCCGTTGATCACCTGTCCGGACTCGCTTGCGCTGCCACCCGAGCGCCTGGAGCAGGTTTCCCACCCGCATCGCGTCACCGCGCGTTGCCCGAGCTGTGTCGAGCTCGAGCTTCTGAAAGATGTCTGTGATCGTTGTCTGCGTCCGGCCGTCGAGAAACCGCGCCACGATGTCCAGCCACGGGTCGTCCACCCGGCGCTGCTCCTGCTGCTCTTGGGCGCTCGTGAGGATGTCCTTGTCTGTCAGGTGCCACGGTTCGCCGTTTCTGAACGCAACCACGGACTCGGCCCACAGCTGGTCCCGGTAGTTCTGCAAGAGGTCTAGGCGCGTCTTCTTTGCGGCGCCGACGGCCACCGGCCAGAAGCGTCGCCCGCCGGTCTCGTCGTGCAGCCATGCGGTGCTGTTGGTTGAGGCTGCGAACACCTGCCGGCGCGGGCGCTCCACCACGTGACGGCCGTAGCTCGGACGGTAGCGGTCTACGGTGCGCGTTAGAAAGGCCTTGATCGACTCTTGGTCGCTGCGCCTGGTGGCTGCGAGCTCGGCCAGCTCCACGATCCACGCGCTGCCGGCCTGTAGGGAGGCGTCTTTGGAGTGCAGGTCAGGCACGTCGTCGGTGAACCAGTCGCCGGCGAGGATCTGCAGCGCGGTGGACTTGCCAAGACCCTGCGGGCCCTCAAGCACGAGCACGTGGTCGGCCTTGCAGCCCGGATTCATGGCGCGCGCCACTGCGCTGATCAGCCATGCGCGGCCCACGGCCTGCGTCCACGGGCTTTGCTCCGCGCCGAGCGCCAGGTGCAGCCACTCGTGAATGCGCTTCTTCCCGTCCCACATGAGGCTCTCGAGGTAGACGCGCACGGGGTCAAAGGCGGCTCGGGCGGCTACAGCACTGATCGCCTTGAACACGAGGTCCCATCCAAACGGGACCTTGAAGTTCTCCTCGAGCCACTGAACGCAGCGTGTGACGTCGTCGTCGGTGATGCGCTTCTGAAACGCACCCGGACGCCACAGCGGATCGGACGCGAACACAACGGCGCCCACACGCTCATTGAGGGCGAACGTGCCGGCAATGCGTGGATCGTTCTCTAGGATCGAGATGATGGCACCGAGCGTCGGCCGCTTCGGACGCGACGGCTCAAACACCTTCTCGTACCAGCCGTGCCCGCCACCGCCGTCGCTCATTCCGCGGCCTCGTCGTGTGCTTCGTCCCAGGAGTCCGGCTTGAGCAGGTCGGCGATCGTGATCATGCCGCCGGCCTCCTCAGCCGCAGTCTCATCGGCGCACGTGCTGCACAGGGTGCGATCGCTGCTCTCACCCGGCTGCCGCTGGCACGTGCAAGCGCCAAGCCCCACCGTCAGCGCCTCGTGCCACCCCGCCAGCGCCAGCTGTTGCCGATCTGCCTCTTCTGCTTCGGTGAGGTGCGGCCACCTCATCGTCAGCGCGCGATAACGACCCATCACACCACCTCCCACCAGGCTTGCTTTTGATCCACGTCCTTCGGCGGCCTGCACCGACGTGCGAGCCGGTGCTCCTCAAGGAGCAGCAGCTCGTGCGATATCTGCGAGCGCAGCGAAGACGACGGGCCGACGACTCGCACCATCCGCCAGTAGATTTCGCGCTGAGAGATAGGCGAGTGCTCGTGCAGGATGCGGACCACGCGATCCCTGGTCGTCGGCTCACTGCCACGTCTCCCAAACTGTGGACGCAGCGGCGGCGGTGCTACCTCCTCGACGTCGTCATCGTCGAACCTGACGACGGGAGGTAGAGCTCGGCGTGTCCGGTCGTCGGTAGGTGTGACGGCTTCGATTTCCTCGCGGAGTTTTTTCGAGATCACGGGCACACCTCGAGCACGTCATCGACGAGGCCACGCACTCGCCGCACCATCCACAAATCAGCGAGCACCTTCAGCTCGCGCTCGAGGTCGCCGCGCACGAGCTCGTCCACGTAGCCGGCCGCGTGCATCCGCCAGCGCAGATCGTCGATCGTCATGCGCCCGTGTTCCTCGAGCTCGAGGTAGATCCAGTCCCGCAGCGATCGACGTTCCGGCGCGCGTGGAGTGAATAGTTCGTGTTGGTGTGGCTTCATGGCGTGCCTCCCGCGAAAAGGTCCGGCGTGTGACCTCGTCGGAGTCGCTTCACCGCGAGGTCATAGGTGCGCTCGTCCACCTCGGCGGTCACGCACCGCCGGCCTTCCATCGCGCAGGCGAGCGCGGTGGTCCCCGAGCCACAGAACGGGTCCACGACGAGGTCGTCGGGTCGAGTGTAGTCGCGGACGATGGCGCGCATGAGGCCGAGGGGCTTCGCGCCGAGCACGCCTGCGTTCTTCTCGGGCGGTGCCTCGTACCAGCCGGGCAGCGAGCCCCAGCCCATCCACTCGCTGGAGCGCGGGCGCGAGACCAGCATCCACACGGTGGACGATGACGGCCCGTCGCCCTGCAGCCGCGGGCGGTGCTGCAGGATGGGCAGCGGCGCGAAGTCGTAGCGGCCGGCGTCGGCGAACGACCGGCGCCACACGGGCGCGAGGACGTCGTCGGTCATGGCGACGAACCAGCCACGGCAGCGCGGCGCCCAGGAGGCCACGAACGCGCGCACGTCGTCCTCGGAGAGCGCGGCGTAGGCGAGCGCGCCGCGCGCCTCGGACTGCCCGTCGTGGGTGCGGGCGCTGTAGGGACCGTCGGTGATGATGGCGGCGCAGTCGGCCACGCTGGCGAGGACGTCCTGCCAGCGGCCGAGGCGCGCTCGCCAACCCGGCCCGGTCTCCTCGCGGTAGGCCGGGCTCACGCTCCACCTTCCCGTGCTGCGTCCACCGCCGCGTCGTCCCGCGCCTCCTGCTCGAGGCGGTCCCTGGCCTCCCGGCCGAGCTCCTCGGCGCCCACGATGGAGATGGCCCGCGCCTTCCCCGGCCAGCGCTTGATGCGCCCCTTGGCCTCGAGCGCCTCCAGCAGGCACGTGGAGGCGTTGACGGTGACGCCCAAAGCGGCCGCGAACTCCCGCAGCGTGGGCGCGTAGCCGTGCTCCGAGACCCACGCCTCGAGTGCGTGGAGCGCCTGCTGCTGGCGGTCGGTGAGGGTGCCGGTCATGGCTCGCACCGCCCGACGCCGGAGGCGTCAACGTCGTGCGCTATGACCAGAAACGCGCGAAAGATGGCCACCTCGTAGTCCGTGGCTCCATGCTCGTTGGCGACGCGGTCGACCTCATCGTCCGTCCACTCAGAGAGTGGTCTCGACTGACACCCAATGGCGACGACGCCGGGTGCAGTCAGGCACGCTGTCCACCGGCCGCACTGCATTTGCACCGGCGACTCGACCCACGCGCCGCCGTCGACCCGCGCGTCGCCGGAGACCCGCGCGTAGCCGGAGACCCGCGCGTTGCCGGAGACCCGCGCGTTGCCGTAGACCTGCGCGTTGCCGGAGACCTGCGCGCCGCCGTAGACCTGCGCGTTGCCGTAGACCTGCGCGTTGCCGGAGACCTGCGCGCCGCCGTAGACCCACGCGTTGCCGTAGACCTGCGCGTCGCCGTAGACCCACGCGTCGCCGGAGACCCGCGCGCCGCCGTAGACCCGCGCGT